CAGTTCTAGTGTTAAGTTGATAAACACCTTTAGGGTTTAAACCCATAGCGACTTTTTCGTCTTGCGTCATTGTTCTAAAAGAATCATTTTTTAATGACTCTTCAAAAACTTTTGGCAGCATTGCTTTTGGATTGCCTGCAACAATGGCTCTTTGTAGAGGATTTAAATTAGTAAACATCCCACCAAGGGCCGCTGGTGCAGGCTGGGCTGCGGCCATATCAGGTGCTGGGATCAGTGCTTGACGCGCCAGCGTTGGCCCAAAGGGGCCAGCCGTTTCTGTTGGCGCTCCAATGGCCGCAATAAGACCTGGTGTTTGTGGGACAACACCAGCGTCAGCTTTAGGATAAAGCTGATCTCTTATTAGTTTATTAAATTCTTCGTCTCGCTTTGCTTCCTGCAACTTCTGATTTAGCACCAGATCCTGCACCGAGCCAGCACGCGCCTGCTGGTAGCCCTGCTGACCAGCTTGCAGTGCCGAGCCAAGGGCTTGCCCCAAGTTGATGGGGGTGGTGCTGCGGCCACCGGCTTGCAGCAGTGCAGCAGCCGCCGCCAGCGTAGCGTTGCGGCCCATGAGTTTGCGCTGGTCTTCACTCAGCAGCGCATCAAGACCTGATGGCACGCCGCCCATGCCGCCGCCACCAAAAATGCTTGAGAAGTCAAAATCTGTTGCCATTTTTATTCCTTAAAGCAGGGCAAGCAATGCGCCAAGTCCTGCGCTAGCACCAGCACCAAGGCCAGTAGCGCTTGCAAATGCTGGATTAGAGCCAAGCTGAGAGCCAAGTAAACCACCACCTAAAAGACTAGCGCCGATATTGCGCGAGGTTGGCGTCATTGTGCTGCGACCCAAGTCGGCAGGGTTTGCACCCAAGCTAGACTGGACAATGCCAAGTTTTTGCAGGCCGATGTTGCGGATGGCATCAAGCTGTTGCTGCTCCAGAGCCTGACGAGCACCGCCCAAGGCCAGCACATTCTGGCCGCCTTGCAGGTTTTGTCCCCGAGCATACTGAGCCAACTGAGTCGCTTGACCAAAGCCTTGATTGCGCAGGTTGGCTGACAGGTCAGCGGCTTGCTTGAGTGCAGCGGCATTGGTGAGTGATGACTGCACACCTTGGCGTGATCCACCAAAGGCTTTGGCTTGTGTGGCAGCCTGACGATCTCTGAGGTCGGCCATCTGGCGGCTTGACTCAATGTCGGCAAGGCTGCGGTCAATGACCTCCTGCTGGTACGGATTCATAAACCCGCCAATTTCCTGACCAGTGAACGGGGTCAGTGATTGGTTGACGATCTGCTCTTCACCCGCTTGGTACAGAGGATTGAATCCAGCAAACTGCTGGACAGGCAATGCCGCTGCGACATTCTGAGCCTGACCAAAGTTTGTGAGAAACGCACTCTTGATGTCAGGATCGATTGAAGTTGACGATGTTTGAGTTCCACCTTTAGACATTTTTTCCCCTTAGCCGAGTAAAGATTTCATTTTTTTGGCAGGTATCTTGCCAGCGTTGATCATGTCCAGCAGCCCTTGGCCGTACTTCTTGACCGCTGATTTTTTGATGACATACTCGCCAATCTGCAACATGCCAGCGCCGTCATCTGGGCCTGGTGGGTTAGAGCCGACAACCTTATCAACAGGGCCGCCCATGTTGTACTGGCCTTCACCAAAACTGTCACTGCCGCCGCCATCACTGTAGCCACCATAACCGCCGCCGTCTCCACCAGTATTCTGGTCTGAAACGCTTTGTGCTTGCGCTGCTGCTGTATCAGCAGCCAGTGCATCTTGCATCGACTGCATGGCTTGAGCGTTCTGGGCAGCATTGGCAGCAGCTTCAGCCGCTGCATTCATGTCGGCAATCTCACTGGCGCGGAAACTTTCCTTTGCGCTTTGATATGCGGCAGGGTTAACGCCCATTGCAATCAAACTCTGGTCGTTCACAAAGCCTGGATTCATTGCTCGTTGCAAAGCGCCCATTGAAGTAAGCCCAAAAGCCTTTTGTCCAAGCTGAGTGATGGTTGCCATCATTGGATTTGCAGCATAGTAGGCAGCCTGTTCAGCAGGGGTCATGCTGCTAAATGCACTTGGGGCAGCAGGCTCAGAGCCACCACCGCCACCAGCACCCCCGCCCATGCCACCGCCAAAGCCAAGCTGGCCAATTGCTCTTGGCGCATTGCTGTACATGTTGGGGTTGTAGCCGCCTTGAAAATTATTGTAGCCACCCGACATACCGGCGTATGGGTTTTGCAGCATTGGCATCCGGCTCATGATCTGCTGGTACGGGCTGACGCCCACCTGAGAGGATGGAGTAACCCCTTGGCTCTGGCCAAGCAGTCGCCGGAGTTCTTCAAGACTCAGCATTCCGAGATTTACATCTGTTGCCATTTACAACTCCTTTGCAAGTACAGACCACTGTGGGCTGTAACCTTCGTCTTTTAAAAATGTCTTTGCCCAGCCCTTGCGGCCTGCCAAAGTCACTCTGGTGCAGCCAATCGACTTGCCCCAGGATTCGATCATTGGTCGCATCCGTGAGAGTTCATCTAGGTCGCCACCAGCCAAGAAGTAATGCAAGTTCTTGAGTCGCGGATAGACAATGATCTCTGTCAACACCACCGAGTTTGAGGCCGGCCACAACTGCAATCTGTGATCCTCAACCATCTCGGCAATATCGTCAAAATTATGTGTGCCTCCAGAGTATTCTAAAGCAGCCTCCACATGGTGGCGTAGTCTCTTCAAATGCTCAAAATCACTCATCGCTTGCCGCTGGCCACCGCATCCAGCCGCATCACCCCGATGCGCCAATCAGCCAAAACCGCACCCGTCACCTTGACATTGACCTGCCGCGCCATAAACCGGACATCCGTAGGGTTAGCGGCCGTGTATGGCCCAAAGGTGGACTGAGCGCCGGTGGGGTAATTGCGGGTCTTAAATGAAACCACCGCCTCGCCAAGTGTCTGCTCATCTGGGACAACCTGCCGCACCGACATCAGGTTGTCGCCGTTGCCAATCTGCACTGGCCCAGACTCGGCGTAGACGCTGGCGCTGTCGTAGGCAAAGCCCACCTCATGCTCGTAGATGTAGCCATCAGACGACACCAGCAGCGGGTTGGTGAACACACCCGCATCAGTGCCAGCAGTACGGGCCAATGAGCCTATGTTCCAGTGGTTTTCACGGTAGTTGTAGGTGACATAGCTGTCATTCTCATTGCTGCCGCTGCTTGGGTAGTACCACCAGATCTCACCAAACTGGCTGTTGTGGACAGCGTACACCTTGGATGCCTGGTTGAAGTTCATGTTGCTGAACACATAGTCAGACACATCACTTGGCAGGGGCTTGACATATCCGTCATAAGTCCAGAAACCGGACTTGCTCATCCAGATGGCCGCCGTGTCTATGGCCGCCACAGCTTGGGCCGAGATCAGGCCGCAGCCAGATCCGGCCTTCTCAAAGCCGTAGACAAATGGTGCGCCAATGTACACCGCCGTGTGTACATCCACATCTGTAAAGAGCAGGTTTACACCCTTGACGCGCTTGCCGGCCAGCAGAGTGCCAGGTGTGGCCAACTCAAAATCACCAGCCTGATTGGTGGCCGCAGGCGTCCAGACCGTATTGTCCTCTTGGTCGCACCACTGCACCTTGCGCGGGTTGCCGCCAGCGCCAAGGGCAAACAGGATGCGCTCGGCAGTGACCAAAAGAGCCTTGTTGCCCGTTGGAGCGTTGGTGATGGCCGCTGCCAAGGTGGGCGTTGTAAAGCCAAGCTGCCACTCGTACAGCTTGCCGTCAGCACTTGAGCAGGCCACCAGATACTCGCCCCAAGTGTCCAAGCTCCATGTGGTGGCCGGAATCAGCCCACCCAAGTCAGGTCGAGCCACGCCATAGGCGTATGTGCCATAAGTGCCGTAGCCGTAGCCGGTCTTGATCGTGGCACTGGCAATGCCGGCAGTGATGCCGGTTGGTGTGATTTCCTTGAGTGTTCCAGCCTCGTTCATGGCGTACAGCTTGGACTGTGTACCAGCGGCAATAAATCGCTCACCGCTGTTGTTGCGCCAAGTGATGAAGCCCCTGCACAGACCAGTCATCTGGCTTGCCGAGCGCTTCCTCCAGCCGCCCACTGGCCGCAAGGTATTCTCGTACCAGCGCACCAGATTCGCGTCATACCAGCGGCCTGCTGCTTGGTACTCCGTGCCGTTCCTGTAAATGCCTGGTGGTAGTTTGAGTGGTATATACATGGCTATATTGTTGGTAAGTTGGACACAAAACTCATCGTGACGATGGCAGATGGTACAGCGGGGCGTGTTGGGCTTGTGCTTGTCCCAAAATGCTCAATACTTACACCAGTGTTTTCAGTTCTCCACATAATCTCAATATAATCATTAGCAGCCATTTCAACAAAGAAATTCAATGAAGCAATGATATGGCTTGGATCACCAGCACTTTTTCTTGGAGGAGGATGAAATCTACTGTTTGAATTGGCAATATTTGTCCCATTTTTGCGAAACCAAATATCCACATCTTGACCATCGTTTGTGGTGTTTTTTAGTTGAATGGAAAACTGCAAGTTCCAGATTCCGGAGTCGGCCACTGTGATTCGACTGTTGCTGGCTATTGTCACACCATTGCTAAAGTCTGTCGTGTTGAATGTGACGGCATAGGCCGTGGTGGTGTTGGCCGCCGTCTGGTCGGTTGAGTCCTGAAAAGCCCCATGCGGGTTGTTCATAAACTTGCCGCCCCGTGGCCCAAACAGTGAGCCAAGCACGGAAGTCAGTTTTCTGGAAAAAATGTTCAATGCGCCGTTGTTCTCGTTCAAGTTCCGGCGGTCATACACCTCTGATGGATAACCCAGACTCGGTAGTGAAGGCGTCTCTAATTGTTGCTGCTTGTTGGCCATGACATGATTATTCCACTTTTGTCATGTCAGCGCGGCTTTGCTGACCCCGTTAGACCGCCATATACAGCCCAATGTTGGCTGCGGCATATCCGGCGTAGACGATTCCCATCGGGATGTTGCCCTTGTAAAACTGCTCTACGGCAATGCCGGCGTAGATCACTGTGACCAGGATGATCAGCCAGCCACTCATAGGCCAGAGACATCAATGACTTCGCCGCGAAACTCTACGCAACCATTGCCAAAGTCGTGGACAAGTTCCGGCCACAAAAGTTGGCCGTTGAAGAAGGTCAGGATGGCAAAGCCACTGCGCCAGTTTGTGGGGTTGTCTTCCAGATAATCGACAAACTGAGGGCCATTTGGGTCAGCCAGCGTGCCGGTGTCAACCCCGAATCGGTTGCCGTTGTAGTCTGCATATGGCGTCACTTTCAGACTGTGCAAGTGGCCGGTGACAATACTTTTGCCAGATCCCACAGTATTGTTGTGCGTGGCGTGGATGCCACCCTTGTACCTGTGCTTGACGCACACATCTTCAGTCGGCCAACAGGCCCAGCAGGACAACCAGGCTGGGAAGTGATCTCTAAGGGAAAAGCCTTTGACGCCCTCAAACTCATGGGCATTGGCGGCAAGTCGGTTTTCAAACCGGCTGTCATGGTTGCCCATCGTCCAGATCAGCTTGGCCCTTCCAGCGTCCTCCTCGATCTCGCCCAAGCTGGCCTCGCAGGCTTTGAGTTCTTGGATGATGCTGGGCTTTGTATCCCATCCGATACGGGGGAATCGGCTGATGGACGCACCATCAAACGCATCGCCGTTGTTGATGATTGCCTTTGGCTTGAATTCTCGTATTGCCCACAGCAACCCCTTGAAGGCCGTGGTGCGGATGCCAGGCCAGAAGTGCGCATCGCTGAACACAATAACCACGCCGTTCTCAATGCCAAGTTGATGACGGGTTGCATGATTATGGGCGGTCTGCAAGTGCGTGAATCGGCTGCCTCGGCTTTTATCCTCTGCAACCAGTTGGATTTTGTACCTTTTCTCAATTGATCTGCGCCGCTGGTGGACGCCAGACATATCAACATCAACCAGTTTTGAAATTTTGGTGGCAGAGCCTAGCGTCTTCCAAAGCTCAATAAACTCAGCGTCAGTAACTTTTGGTGCAGGCATTTCATTCCCTTGTCAGAATGCGCTCAAGCACATTGATTACTCGGTGTTCGGCTGCTTCAATTTGCTCTGCTGATGAGCCTCTGTCAGTCGCGGTTTCAATTAAATCGTGCATCAAGACATGCAAGCACTCATGCAGCGCTGTCTTCTTCAAGGTCTGTGGCGTGATTTTTTCAGCGCCAAAGTCGCCAATTCGGTAAGTCGCCAGCCGCGCCGGCTGGTTAAATTCAACAGACGCCATTGCGCCCTTGGCCGGCTTTGACCCGCGCTCGATGCGCCAATCACCCAGAGACAACTCCTCCTGCCAGTGCCACATGCACTGGTCGAACAAAAGCGCTTGCTCAGCGCTGGGCATGTTCTTTACGGGGTTTCTCATGGTCGCCCTTGTTTGTGCAACCTGCGGAGCATACCGCCGGCTTGTGACCGACTTATGTCAGGCCATCATCTTTTCAGCGTCTTCGGATACCTCGGCCACGCGCCGACCCCATCCCTTGCCGAATGTCTCCCATGTAGGTAAAGCCTGCAAGAAAGTCAAGCGCTGCGCGTTGTAGTCCTCGACCAGCTTTCCGACATCAATGCTTGCGGCCTTCTCCAATGTTTTTGGCCCGATCATGCCATCTTCTGGCACGCCCAGCACCTTTTGCAGCATCTTGGCAGCGCGGCCTGGGCCGGAATTGACCGCCAGATCAAATACCGCCATGTCCAAGCCGGTGGGCAGGTCATCGCCGCAGACCTTGTTCCAGTACTTTTTGCGGTACATCGGGCCGACCACTTCAGGGGTCAGCGCACGCATGGCTTTTTCGTCCACCTCATGCCCGACCCACTCCTCCCAGACGCGCTTAGTCACGCCAAGGTTGGTCATGCCGCCAGGGTCTTTCGGATGGTTTACAAAGCCGCCTTCATGGTGCAGCACTGCGGCCAAGCACTGGTCAAAGTTATCTTTCATTTTTTGTTCTTCATCGCAATGATGTTTTCAAGGGTTTTGCCACCGAAATACGCCGACATGATCAGCATGCCCCACTGGCCCAGCAGGTTGACATAGGATTCTTTGGCGTCATAGCCAAAGGCACTCATCAGTGCGAATAGGAAATACCCGACAAAGATGGCCACCAGCGACAGTGGCCGGATGTTCTTGTTCAGCCAACTGTCTGTAGCGTTGTCAGACTTCCAGCGGTCTGTGACATTGCTCTGTTCTGTCTTGTAGATTTCAGTGTCGTTGACCATCTTGGCCAACTCACCATCCTGCGCCATCTTGGCCAGATCAAGCTGGGCCTTGGCTTTGGCCTCTGGGTCTGGAATGAGTTTGTCGATCAGCTTGCCGCCAACTTCAAGTAGGGCTGTAAGGGGAAACATATTTAATCTTTCAAAAGCTGCACTTGCCAGCACACTGGTCAATTATTTCAAACGAAAAATAGGCGATAACACCGATCAATGCAAAAAACACCGTGCCTAAAAGAACGATCTCAATAAAATCGTCCATTTCTTTTTTGCGCCTTGCTGCGGCCTCGCGCTCACGCCGCGCATCGTGGGCCGCCTCTTTGTCCATGCTGGCCGCACGGGCCACGATCTTGGCCCAGACATCCATCTTGTTGCTCTGGAAGAAGAGCATTTTGACCTCTTCCTCAAACGCCCTGGCCTGCTCAATCGCAAGCTCAAGCTCAATGGCCTTGCCCATCGCAGAGCCTTTAAAGCCCTTGGTCTTGGATTCAGCAACAACTTTGACAGCGTCTGCCTTGGCTGAGAAGAATTGGCCAAGTACAGGGCCAAGACTTTCAACATCCTGCACGGTCTTTGCAGCAGTCTTGACCAGCTTGACGGCAGTGCTGATCGCCGCTAGGGCTGTGAACGGATCGATCATTTCTTCTCCCGCCACTTCAAGCACCAGACCAGCAGCCGGTCAGGTGTCCATGTCCATTTGATGCACTCAAAAACAGGCGACTGCGCTGCCGGTGGTGGTGGCGGCAGCGCGTCCATGTCAGCGTGCCTTAAAGTGTTCCCAGAAGGCCGCAGTCGCCGCGAACAGACCACCCAGCCAGAGCAGGGGCTTGGCCAGCTTGCTGAGCGTCTCCAGCACCCTGAATGCGCCTTGGGCAGCGTTGAAGGCCGCCGTCACATCCTTGGTGTTCTCAGTCAGGGCATCCACCTTCACCTCGACAGCGACAAGCCTGTCGTAGATTTCTCGGTGGGTGATGTCTTCGGTCATGTCGCCGCCCAAGGCATGCCGTCAAGCACCACAGGAACAGCCAATGCAGCAAGCTGTGCATCAAGTGAGGCTTCAATCTCTGTCAAGTCCATAGCCGTGCCAAGCCATGCAAGCACATTGGCCTCAGTGACATCGGCAAACGGAATAACAGTGTCGCCAGCAGTGAGGCCGACAGAGCCATAGCTGGATGCTGTGTGCTCACCAGAAGTTTTGGATGCACTCCAATGGACTGTGGTAATGATGCCTGTTGAGGCTTCGCGGTTTAGTTGGTTGATGGTGATATTCATGCTGCCTCCAGTGCGGTGATGCGTGCTGCTTGTGTATCTACGATGGCTTTAAGTTCTTGGATGGCTGCAACCAAAAGCGGCACCATGTCGGTATAGGATAAACCAAGGTCTTCTGCGTTTTCTGCGTCAACCGCTTCAGGAAAAACAGCCAGAACATCTTGTGCAACAAGAAAAGATCGCCGCTTACTTTCTACATCGTGTTTGTATTTGCCGATTACCGCTCGTAGCCCAGACACTTTTTCGACTGCGCCAGTAATTGGCTCAATAATATCTTTTTTGCGTTCATCAGAAACAGAAATCCAACTATTTCCAGTGTTGTTTTGGTAAACGCCATAAGTACCAATTACCGTTGATCCTGTGCCAATATAAAACCGACCTTCCGTAGCAGAAAAACCCATCGTGGCTTCTATCTGCCCGCTGCGTAACATATAAATATAGTTTGCGGTATCTGCTGGGCGCACAAGATTTAATGTGCTGACGGCACTTGTAGTCCCAACCCCCACATTGCCGCTGGAGTCGATACGCATGTGCGAAGTTGTTGACCCAAATGTTGTTCCCGTAGAAACTCCAAAATTAAGCGGTACGCTGTTTTGTGTGTTTATATATACGTTAGAGTTTCCATCATTTCTAATTGAAAAAATCTGTGTTGCAGAATTTCCTGAGTACCCAGTAAATCCTAATGCGTGGTCACCTGCCCCGCTTATACGAAAGCCATTAGCGGATGTGTCTGAAATATCTAACTTGCTTGCAGGCGAACTCGTCCCAATCCCCACATTACCGCTGGAGTCGATACGCATGCGTTCTGTACCACCATTAGAAAACGCTTGGTAACCAGAACCGTTTAATAAAATTCTATCTCTAACAGTTCCAGACTCAACTGTTTGAAGATGCAGGTTTCCTTGTTCTGAGCCAGCAGTGCTATTTTCAATACCCATGCGAATAGTGGCATAGGTCTGTTTTGTCGAGGCATTATCTAGACCTGACAGAGTTATCAAGTCTTGTGTGCCACTTGAGCCGCCGGTATTTATGTCTAACTTGCTTGCTGGCGAAGCCGTCCCAATCCCCACATTGCCGCTGGAATCGATACGCATAGCCTCCGCACCACCTTCAGCAAAAGCAATGGTGTCAGCCGCAGGGAAGAAGATGCCGGTGTTTGTGTCGCCTGTGGCTGTAATGGTTGGCGCAGCCGCAGAGCCTGCTGCATGAGATGCAATCCCGCCAACAGTCAAAACCTTACCCGCGCCGACATTCAAGCCAACAGATGTGCCTGTACCGGCTGCCGCAAAAATGGCGTCCACCGAGTCTAGGTCGGTGTTGATCTTCGTCCCCCAGGTGTCTGTCGATGCGCCTACCTCTGGCTTCGTCAGCAGTAGGTTGGTGGTGGTGGTATCTGCCATTGAGTGCTCCTAAATAGGTGTCCAAGTCTCTGAATTATCAACGATTGCAGTCCAAGTTTCTGCACTGTCGCTGATCGGTGTGTAAGTTTCTGCGCTGTCGGGTATCGCACCCCAGCCAAAGCCAAAGATGATGCCGACAGACCCTGTGGCGCTGTTGCCTGTCAATGCAATTGTGATGACATTACTGACACTGCCAACTGATCCCGTTGCGCCGTTGCCTGTGATCGCTTGGAAAGTGATGACCTCACTCGGCATCGTCTCCACAGCACCTGTGGCCACATTGCCGGTGACCGCTTTCGTGCTGGTGACACTGACAGAGCCGACAGAGCCTGTGGCCGTGTTTCCGGTGGCAGCAAATGAAAAACTCGGGGTAACGCTGCCAACTGCCAAAGTCGCCGCATTGCCGGTGACTGCTTGACTTGCTACCGCCAAGACCGAGCCGACAGCGCAGGTGGCCGCATTACCCGTGATGGCAATGGATACAGTCAGCCCGACTGTGCCGACATTGCCTGTGGCAATTGTCCCGTCTTCTTGGACAGACCTGCCAGCCAGCAAGTTACCAGCAGCACTAGTCGCCTGGTTGCCGCTGATGACAACATTGCCTATGCCATAAGCACCAAGGCCGTAATAGCCCGTTCCATAAGCAGCCATGCCGCTGCCCCTTGGTTAAGCCAGCCGGATCAGGCCGGTGCTGGCGTCATTGGTTGGCATGGTCAGCGTGAATGTTCCAGCGGTCACAGTCTGTGAGCCAAAGGTGTGGACGCTGACCGCCTTATTCGACTGAGTGCTGTTGTAGATCAGGACAGCATCAAAGGCCGTGGACAGCGTGACAGCGCTATAGCTGATGCTGGCGCTGGGGGTCACAAAGGCTGTCGTGCCGCTAGTGCTTGGGGCAGTGCCAAAGGTCACTGTGACGCCGCCGGCAGTGTAGCCAGTACCTGTCACCTCGTTGGTGGAACTGTACGCTGTGGTGGCCGCATTGACAGTGGCGCTGGCCAAGTACAGCGCAGCCTTGAAGGTGTCGGCAGTCGTTGCTGCACGGATGACGCCAGTGCCAAAGTTGTGATGACCGACCAGCAGTTCACCTTTGAAACTTGTACACATTGCCTGAGTATTTGCCATGATCTATTTCCTTAAATTTGTTCAGTAATGCCATCAGCAAAAACACTGCGCTTGAGCGCCATGTGGACGGATCGATGCACCAACTCTTCGCCCAGCCAGTACTCGACCCAAGTCGTTGTCTCGGTATCGTTATCCAATGACCCCTCACGCTTTTCAAGCAGTGACTCGTCCATCTCGCCTTTGGTGGTGGTAATCATATTCATCCAAAAGTCTTTGCACGGGTTAAAAGCGCACCGCCTGATGTCGCACCTCGGTCATCAGCGACTTGCAGGTCATTTAAGGCACGCTCGTACAGCGTTGCCCACACCTGAATTCTATTGTCATCTTGAAGGTATGGCGCAGCTTGCAGCAGACTTCCGTACAAATACGCGTCAGGGCTGGACTCCAAAATAAAGTTGGTGGCCACAGAGTTTGACAACTTTGACAACTTTGCGTAGTAAGTCAACTCAGTCGCATAGTTGGAGTCTGGTGTTGGCACAAGTCTGAACTGTTGGCCGACCACGCCAAAGAAACTTGGCCTGCCGCTGGCTGTGAATTTTGTTGCCTCTGCATCCAGCGCATCTATCGTCATAAACGACAGCGGGGTAACTGGATTAGTGCCACTCAATTTGAAGGACTTGACCTCCAAAAAGTCATTCGGCGTTGCGCCGTACTCGGCATTGAATGAGGCGTTGGCCCTGACGATCATCTGTCTGGTGCGCAGCGTGCGTTCCATCTGCGCCTCGGCCAGAGAGATGAAGTCAGGGATGGCCGCCGTCAGGTCTGACCGATTGAGCCAGTCTGCAATGGATGCCTTCAATTCGGTGTAGGTTGTCAGAGCCATCAGACTGCCTTTATTTCTTTCATCACCCAGGTGTGGTCATGCTTGAATTCAAAAGTCCCGATATGGCCAATCTCTTTGGAGACATCGTGATCAATCCATATTTTAAAGCCAGCAGCCGCTGCTTTCTGACAGAAAAAGACATCCTCACCGATATAGCCTCTTTTGTCCACGCGCCAAGGTGTCTCAAACCAAGGCTCGGCCAGTGCCGCAAAGACATTGGCCTTGATGAGCATTACACCCATCCCCACAGACCCCACCTCTTGCAGGCCGGTGGACTCTGGCATCGTCCAGACCAATTCCCTCTCGCCGTTCTCTTTGTACAGTTGCGCTGTCGGGCCAGTGGGCATTCTACGCCGTGCGCAGTTGGTCGCCACGATGTCAAGGTCATGCTTGAGAAGTCGCTCAATCATGTCTTGCGGAAATCGCATGTCAGAGTCAATGAACAGGATGTGTGTACATCCCTCGGCCATCGCATCCAGTGACAACTCTGCCCTCTGGTTTGCAATCAAAGTGCCTTGAGAGATCTTGAGGCTCACAGCGTCATTGGTGTTGATCGTGTGATACGCAACCATGTTCACCAAGTCGTAGCTGTACATGGTGTGAACCATGTCCCGTGCCGGAGTGCAGACCGCAATGTAGTTCATACTTTCCCTGGTCGTGTTCTAAAAAATTGATTGTCAGGATCGTTGAGCCAGCGCTTCATATATGCTTGGTCATCGATCTTGCCCTCGGCTTTCATCTTGTAATAGAGAGCTTCGGGGATGGATGCCACCAAGTGCCACTCGCCATTCCAGTTAGCCTTGCCATCCATAGCGTTGTAGACGGCCTTGTTGGCCTCAATGACCGCAGTCACATCTTGTTCAGTCTCAATTGTCACATCGCCGGTATCGGTATTCTCATGCCAGTAGCGGGTGATGCCTTGATCTTTGTTTTCGCTAAATAGTCTTTTGTGAATCATTTAAAAAAGGGCCAGATTTCTCTGGCCCTTCCCGTTGCTT